CGTCCGGCCAGATGAGCAGGACGCGCGAGCCGTAGGGGATCACCTTCGGGTCAACTGCGATCGAGCGTCCCTCGGTCGCCAGCGCGCCGGTCGCGGTGTAGCCGCTTGCCCACTTGCCGCAGCAGCAGCGACCGGGGCAATAAGCCGTGAGCGTAAACTCGCCGAGAAACACGTCGTTGCACACTGCGCTTTCGGTCGCGGGAATATCCCACGCGGGGTCATACTCTTCTGCGCTGATGGCTTCTTCCGGTTCCGCATCGACCGCCTGCGCGCTGGTGGCGAGGATTGAGATCGCGATCAAGACAATCGTCGCCCCCAGACACGCCGCCGCAAACAGCGCCGATTCATCGGCCTTGCGCTGCTCTCTCGTGCGCTTGTCGTGCCGTCTCACCGTCTGCACCCCCTGTCGATAAACGGCAGCAGATCATACAGCCCCTTGCCCACTGCGCACGCGCCGATGACGGCAAGGCCCGTCGTAAAGTCGCAGCCGTTGAGCGCGATCACCGCAGCGGCGATACCGCCGAAAAACAACGTGTCGATCATGCCTCCACCTCGCGTTCCGAGATCCACTCGTTCACGAGGCGAGTATAGATTTGGAAGATCCTGCGCTTGCCGCCGCGGATGCACACGCCGAATGGGTAAACGCGCTGCTCAAGTCCTGCTGCCAGAGATTCGTTCGAAATGCTCAGCCCGTGTTCTCTCAGATACGCCGCGCACTCGTTCAAGTCCATCGTCTGTATCGTCTTCATTTGCGTGCTCCTTCCTCTCCAAGAAACTTCTGAATGAAATACTGCTGGCCTTTGCCGGTGACTTTCGTGGTCTTGCTCACCGTCACCGTGCCGTCAGAATGTGTGATCGCCGTTTCCTTAACGGTGAAAAGCCCCAAGTCCATTGATTTTTGCGTTGGCATATTGAAGTCCGTGCCGTTTCGGCGAATCAGATAGCCGTTTTCGCGCATCCAACGGAACAAACGGTGCTGCCCGATGTCAACGCCGTTTTGTTTCAGCAGCTTCGCCAGCTCGCCGACGAGGATCGAAGTCTTGCTTGCGCTGACCGCATCGGCAAAAAGCACCTTTGGCGCGTCGGCCTCGACCTTGTTTTCAAGCCGCTTGAGCTTGTCCCCTGCGATTTGCAGCGCGCGGGCCATGACTTTCTCCGGGCTGTTCCAGTCCTTTTCAATTTGAAGAAAATACTGGCGAGCCTGCTTGCCCTTTTCATTTCGCTGGATCATGCAAAGCTCTTTCGCCATGTCGATGGTGAGCACTGCGTCATCAACCGTTCGGGTGACCATACGTCCGCCCTCGTTTTGAACCCGCTCAATTTTGAGTAAGTTGAAATCATCTCCGTCGGTGAAGCCATACTCACACATTCTCGGGAACCAGTCGTTATACCTTGCCCCGACCTCCAAGAAGTCGTGCAGGTCTCGCGCAGAGACCGCAGGGCGGTCATTGTTGTAAGTGATCTTGATTAGCTCGTTCATGCGTCCTCCTTATCCTCGGCGCGCCGTTCAATGATCGCGTCGATTGCGCCCTCCACTCGCTTTCGCGCATCGGGCGGCTTGCGCCTTCCGTTCAAGATCATGCTGATATAGGCTCTTGTCACGCCCATCTCAGCCGCGACTTCTTCAAACGAAATGCGGTTGGTGTGCATCTTTCCGACTGCACGGCCAGTCCATGCTTCAAGCAAAGCCATTCCTCCCTTTTCATTCTGTTAATTTTGTTGACTGCGGCAGGGAAGTTTGCTATACTGCTTTCGCGGGGTTATCTCCATAAAAGGGGGTGATCGCATGAGAAACGCAGCACATACTTCGTCCGAGCTCGCGTCGCTTGCTGGCAAGTTGATGCATCACGAGGACAAGGACGTTCGTTCTCTTGCCGCCATCGCCTTAGCTAACCGGCGAAAGTAGGTCAGCTAACAGGAGAAAAGATGAAGCTACTCGCACATTTTTGCCCCGCAGCCGCCTTGATGCTCACGCATCGGGGCGGCTTCCTTTTCCTGCCGCAGTCAAATTTGGGGTTGCATAAGTTAACTAACCGTGCTATTATGCAGATAGCCGAACCACATAAGAGCTTGACACGGACGAATGAATCGTCGGGGTCTGGTTTTATGTTCCCTTTTTCAACTCCACGTCCAAATTATACGGTTAGAATAGTTAGAAGTCAAGGCAAAATTGTTAACTTTTCTATCTTCGTCGATCTGTTCAAAAACGTCCTATGGAATTAACTACTTTTTACAAAAATTTCGTATCCCTCTGCACTAAAAACGGCCTGAACCCATCAGGTGTAGCCAAAGCAATCGGCCTTTCAAATGCTGCTGCGACCGGATGGAAAAAAGGGAAAATGCCAAATGATACTACTCGGGAAAAATTGGCAAACTATTTCCACGTGACTGTTGCCGATCTAATAGGGGACGACTGCGCAGAAAAAGAAGCCGCCGCCCCGAAGGACGTCGGCCTTTCCCCGATGGAATCTCAGTTAATGGAATATGTCCGCACACTTACGGACGATCAAAAGAAGATGCTGCTGGCACAGTTGCAGGCGCTAAAGAATCAAGAATGATACGTTTCTGTTCATCGCTGAGATCGCGGAACGCCTGTAAGATTTCGCTGTCGATGTCTTTCATCTATGTATCCTCCGTATGTAAATAGTTTCACTTATCATATACCGCGCCGAGGTTCATTTCACCACGGCGGAATGGTTTTAGGAGGTCTTGTGCATGGGATTGTATACCGACCCGAATTACTTTGAAAAGCAAGCGCACTACCAGCACCGCAAAGTAAAGAAAGTCATTAAGGCGGTGTCCTCTAAGTCAAAGCAGCCTGCCCCTGATGAGGCGGTATCAGAAACCTCGACGCAGGTTGAGCCGGAATCCGCCTCACGCGATATCCATGATTATCCCGTTGAACCAACAGTTGATGAATTTGACGAATCTCCCGGCCTAACTCAAATGACGCAAGAAGAATACGACGCGTTCATGATGGGAATGACCGTCGAGCAATACCGCGTCTATCGTCAAATGGTTTTAGAAAACGAAGCCAAGCGAAACAGGCAGAAGCAGCCAAATAGGAAGCGGCGCTCTCCGGAAGTTGATCTTCTGCTGGCAGCATTGAAACCATTGTGCTTCGCGCTCGTCATCTGCGGGGTCATCTGGATTTCAATCGAAAAAGATGTCCCTTTGAAAGAATCTGACATGAATGACACCCCACCAATAAAGTCAACAACTGAAACAACTGGCGGCGGGGGCGGCAGGCTCGTTCCATTGCAGCCTGTGCCCATTCAAAACGGACAGATTGTCACATATCCGTCTGGCGATCAGGTCGCACCTTTGACAGTACAAACCGCCGGCGGCTCAAATTTCTATATCGTGCTAAACCCAATCGACAGAGAGGCAATATCTAACGGAGCGATGTCTTTCCTCGTGTCGGCAAAAAGTGCCGAAGTAGATGTTCCTCTCGGGACATACGAAATCTATTATGCGTATGGTTCGGACTGGTACGGGAAAGAATATAAGTTTGGTGAAAACACCGAGTACTTCAAATGCAACGAAATGTTTGAATTTACCGCAGATGACGAGATGGTTTACGGTTGGACGCTTACTCTCTATAAAGTATCCAACGGGAATATGAGCACTGATATAGTGCCAAAAGATTCTTTCCCGGATATTTAAGTAAAAGCCCTCGCCGCCTCTGCAACACCGGCGAGGGCTTTTCAGCAGCAGCGGGGAGCGGTCGCCGCTGCTTGTTTTGACCATATCGCGCTTTACCTTACCACTTCAATACCAAGACTTTGCAACACGACGGCATTCGACCACATTCGACAGGCCCACTTTTGACACCCCAAACAGGCGGAAACCGGAAAAGTTAAGGTGATGTAAATGAACATTCAAGAGCTGTGTAGAATCCGTAAAGAAGAACTGAAACTGACCTACCACGATATTTCCGACGCTTCCGGCGTGCCGCTGTCCACCGTCCAGAACTTCTTTTCCAAAATGTCGAAAGCCCCGTCCATTTACACCGTCGCGCCGATCTGCAAGGTGCTCGGCATATCCCTTGACGAAATATTCGGAATTTCCGAACACTTGACGCCGACCGAGGAAACCTTGCAAGCGCGCAACGATGAGCTGGAACGCCACGTGGACGCAAAAGCAGACATGATCGAGATCATGCGGCGCGGCGTCCGTATCCGCAACGGCGTGGTTTTAATTCTGTTTATCATGGTGGTGTTACTGGCTGCATGGGGTTTGTATATCGATATGCACTGCGTCGACTATGGATTTTGGAGGGGCTGACATGGCGAATTGCATCAAATGTAAAGCAGCGCTGCCGGAAGGCGCGCTGTTTTGTCCTACGTGCGGCAAAAAGCAAGTGCCGGAAAAGCGCAAGGCGCTCAAGCGCGCCAACGGAACCGGAACGGTATATAAGCTCTCAGGGCGCAGGTCGCGCCCGTGGGTCGCCGCAAAGAATCGGGTCATCATCGGATACTACCCGAAGAAAACTGACGCGCTGGAAGCGCTGGAACGGCTCTCCGGAAAACCGCTGGACGAGCGATACAATATGACCTTTGCTGAGGTGTTCGATGCGTGGAAAGCGGAGCACTACCGCGAGATCGGCTCAAGCGGGGTGGAATCTTATGACCGCGCATTTGATGTCTTTGCCCCGCTGCACAACAAGAAATTCCGCGATCTGCGCGCAGCGGATTTCCAGGCGGTTATTGACCAGCATATGAGCAAGTCCCACTCCACCGTTTCGAAATACAAGCAGCTCGCGACACAAATGTCAAACTGGGCCATGCGGGAAGAGATTTGCGTGACAAATTTTGCGCATTACATCAAACTTCCCGAAAACGTGAAAAAGGAAAAGGAGATTTTCACTGATGGCGATATTGAAAAGCTGGAATCCAACGGCAGCGACGCAGCGAAGATCGTGCTCATGCTTCTATCGACCGGCATGCGCATCGGTGAGCTATTTTCCCTGCCCGTCGCATCTTATCACGAGACCTACGTGATTGGCGGTGAGAAAACGGAAGCCGGGCGTAACCGTGTAATTCCGATTCGGGGCGAGGGCAAGCCTTACTTTGCGTATTTCGCATCCAAAGCGACTGGGCCACTGTTGCTCTCCGGATATGAGGGCCAGCATTCCCCCGAAAATTACCGAAAGCGCGATTATTACCCCTTGCTGTCCCGCCTCGGGATAGAAAAAAAGACCCCCCATGCCACACGCCACACTTACGCCACGCGCGCGGTAAAGGAAGGCCTTCCGCCAGAAATCCTTCAAAAAGTTCTCGGCCATGCAGATTATTCTACTACTGCAAACATTTACACCCATATTGACCCAGATACGATCGTAGCGGCTGTTACAGGCACGTTACTAACAAAACCGGAATCGGGCAAAAAGAAAAAGCCTTGAAACTTAACGGTTTCAAGGCTTTTTTGGTGGAGACTGCTGGATTCGAACCAGTGACCTCCTGCGTGTGAAATAGCTACGAACGCGCGATTTGCGGAATTATGTTGCAATAACAAGGAATAAAGCAGAATAAATGTAACAATACAGAATTAAATGCTTCAATATTCCGCTTCATTCCTTCGCGGTTGCTAACAAATCCCTAACAGGTCTACTCCCGGCACATGTCCTGCAAGCGTCTGACGTCGGCAGCTCTCTCAATCTGCTTCCTGTGCAGATAGTCATAGAGACACTTCATGCCCTCGGGCGGCTCGCCGTGCTCCTGCCGGTACTTCTGGATGACGCCAGCAACCTCGGCGTGGAGCATCGTCATGTGATGCATCTCCTCTCCGGAAAGCTCGTAAAACGTCTTTGCAAGAGCGGGACATTCGTCCTTGTACTCGAGCGCGCATTTCGCGTACTTCATCGCGTCCTCGATTTCCTCGTCGACCATCGCCGACAGTTTTTCAATGAGTTTCATTTTCTTCCTCGCTTTCTGCAGCAAATAGCAGCAAAATTATCCCGAGCAGCAGAGCCTCCGAATCGTCGTTCATAGTTTTTCGACCGTGACCGCAAGGTTGTTGACGACCGATGCCACGCCGTCGAGTACCAGCGACAGCAGAGAGCCGTCACAGCCGCAGGCGTTACGCACAATGGCCGTAATAGTGAGGTTTGCCACGCCGTTTGCTGCGACCGTCTGAGTTGCCGTAGCGCCGATGATGGCGACGCCGTCCTTCTGTGCGGTCAGGCTGACCGTACCGGCAGCTGTGGGTGCGACTGTCGCGCTGACATTGACAAGGTAATAGCCCTGCCCACACAGTGTAATCGCGTTTCCGTCCTGACGGATATTGCAGCCGAAGCGGCGCGCCGTGCTGCCGACCGGGACGATGCCGCCTACGGGTACAGTGGGCGCGCTCGTGTTGGTGGTGTAGATCGCAGACTTGCTCATAATATCATTCCTTTCTCAAAATAAAAAGCGGAGCAGCTGTTGCCGCCCCGCTTGCCTCGCCGAATAGGGCGTCAAATGTTGCCGTTTCCGCAGCCGCAGCCACAGAACGGGGAGTTGCCCGCGCTGTAGGTGTAGCCGCTGGGATAGCGCACGACACCGCACATCTGCTCGCGCAGATAGAGCTGGTTGTTGGCCTGCTCAAGCTGTGCGATGCGGCCTTCGAGCTGGCTCTTTTCGAGCGCTGCGAATTTAGCGTCGATGTTGGCGTTGATGGCGTCAAGACCGCGCTGCGTGGTGCAGCAGCAGTCTGCCATCTGGCGCTGGATGTCGTTGCCGGTCTGCATGATGGCCATGTTCGTGCCGTTCTGCGCGAGCGCGACCTCCTTGCCCAGCTGACCGATGCCGCCCTGCATCTCGTAGCCGAGATTGCAGATGCCGTTGCCGATGTTAGTCAGGCGGTCGTTCAGCTGGCCAAACTGCTGGCCGAAAAGGATCTCCTGCTGCGACGCAGCCGTGGCGTACTGTCCAAACTCGCCCTGGCGGTTCCAGCCGTTGCCGCCAAAGCCGAACATGAAGAGGAAGAGCACGACAATGAGGAACCAACCGGAACCCCAGCCGTTCTCATCGTTCGCACCGCGGGTGACCGCGGCGATATCGCTGAGAGACATACCACTATCCATGTGTCAAAACTCCTTCCTGAAAGATTTTATAAATAAACCGTTGCGCACCGGCTTATTTCAGAAATTGCATGAATTCTTTCGCTTGCTCTTGAAGCTGCTGAAACTGCTCCTGAGACATTTGCCCAGACTGCAAAAGGCGCTCGATCTCCTGCTGCGCTTTCTGAGGCGTCATGCCTCTTGCGAACTTGCGAAATTCTCCCAACATCGCAAGAGGATTATTCGGCCTTGCCGCCCTTTGGCTTCCCATCAGGCTTTCCAGCAACGGATTGTTCATTGACGATTCCCTCCAATCTGGTCAGGCGCTCTTCGATGCTCGTGAGGCTTGCTGTGCTCTGCGTGGGCTTTGGCTCGTAAGGCGTCATCAGATACGGCGTTTTCGACTTGTACCCCGCGTCGTCCGTTTTGACGTACCAGCCAATCAGCACATCCGACCGCGAGATATCCATCGCGATCAGTTCACTGCGCGGTGCCATCCTGAGCGCGTCCACGCCGTTTTCTCCGTTCACGCGGGTAATTTGACCCGCAAAGCCTTGCATCGCTCCTGCGCCGTTCTGTGGGCTTGCAGGAGCATATCCTGAATAGGGGTTATACCCCATCTGATAAGGGTTGCCGAAATATCCCATGCGCGCACCTCCTTTTGTCGCTTTCATCGTACAAAAAAACGGGCGCTCAAAAGCGTCCGTAAAGTGTATGAAAAGTGCGTCGAAACCCGTCGAACGATTCCCCTTGCCTTTTCACATGAAACATGATATTTTAATTTTGCAGATCATTCCCGGCCTGTTTTTACACAAAAGAAATGACCTCACCGTTTATTCGGTGGGGCCGTTTCTTTTTTCATAGACTTCTGATGCAATTTTCTGGTATGCGCGCCGCCGGTATTTTTTCACTGCATCAACAGACAGGCTTCGCTCCATTGCCACCTGCACGCAGCTTTTCTGCCGCACGTCGCATTCAATGACGCACGCCGCCTCCGACGGCGGCAGCTCGAAGGATAAAACGTATGCCACGGCTCGCTTCGGAGCCATCGCGGATAATTCCGCGCGGATCTGCTTGTGCTGACTGTCCATGTCCCTTTCTGGGACGTTGCAGAGCGCTTTCGCGTGGCTTTCGCCGCCCGCTCCTTCCTTACTTTTTCGACCGCTCCAAATCCGGGTTACTTCATCGTCGCGAGCTTGCGGATCAGGTCCGCGCCGTACTTGTAGGCGGCGAGATAGTCCATCGTCGCATCCGCTAGACCGGAGCGCTTTTTAAGCACCTCGCGGTAACTCGCCTCATACTTTGGGCGGTATGCGCCCAGCACAAGCGACAGTTTGCGCTTACGACGGTACACCCCGTCGCCGTTGGCCTGACTGCCGGTGTTGCCGTTGGATGTATTGCCCTCGATGGCGGTGACGTACTGCCCGCTCACGCTCTCGCAGATGCCCGTATGATCGGTCTTGACCTTCGTGTTGGGAAAGTCATAGATGAGCACGTCGCCCGGCTGATAGCCGGATGTGACCCATTGGCCGTGGGCTTTGGCGTAGTTCATCAGCTCGCCGCAACTCGCGGTCTTCCCGCCGCCATAGAAGAGCGTCTTGTCCACCTGCTGGAAGCACCACCACACGAACTGCATACACCAGTACACGCCGTCCATGCCGTAGGCTTTGCCGTACTTCTGGCGGTTGCCCGGCTGCTCCACCATGCCGATCTCCTTGCGCGCGATGGCAAGGATGTCTTCTGCTCTCGCCATGCTTTTACTCTCCCTTCGCGCTGCCCGCCGCGTTCTGCGTGCCAAAGTAGAAGGCGATGACCATGAGGTACACGGTGTTGAATTCCTGCGTCACCTTCGACTGTACTGTCAGCGCGCAGAAGGTCGCCGTCAGCGCAATCGTCACAAGGCTCTTCACGCTGAGAAGGTTTGCGATTCTCTTGTTCAGTAATTCGTTCATGTTATTCGTCCTTTCCCTTGATTTTGATTCCAGCCAGCAGGCCGAGTTCTGCCGTCCACGCCGCAAACCATGCGACCGTCAGGCTGTCCGGCACTACCTTGTCGAGCGCGGTCAATACGAGCACCGCAATGCAGTACCAGCAGAGGTTGAGCACTGCCGCGATGACGTACTTATCCCGCTTTCTCCACTTCTTCATAAGGCCACCCCTGACAGTAGCCACGCGATAAAAGCGCCTGCCAGCGCCGCGAGAGCCTTGTCGACCAGCCCGTCCCAGCGCTTCCCTGCCTTGCCCGTAATGGCTTTCACGTCCTCTTTGATCTCCTTGACATCGCCCTCGACGGTCTCCTGCTTGGTCGCCAGCACTTCGACAGACGTTGCCAGCCTGTCAAGCGCCGTTTGGTGCTCCTGCAACTCGTTGATGCGGTGCGTATTGCTCTTGCACCTGCTTTCGATCAGCGCGATCTCTGCGTCATCGTAGTGCTTTGCATTATCCATTTTTCACGCCCCCTTATTTTTATGGTGTTCTTCATTGAGCCTATCATGCCGCCTCCGCAAATTCACCACGGGGCAAAAGAACCTGCCGGGAATCCGACAGGTTCTTTTTCTTTACGCCGCTTTCTTCCGTGCGATTGCAAGTTGCTCGTCCACCCGCGCGCGGTTCCAATGGCGAATGCTCTTTCCGACGCCGAAGTCCTCAAAGAGGGCTGCACGCTGTTCATCGGAAAGCCCCTTCTGCTGATAAACAAGCTCCATGATCTGTAAGCCTTCACTGTTGCTGATGGTATCCCCGTTTTTGTCCTTCAGGCTTTCGATCCCGCCTTTTGCCAGATAGAGCGCGATATACTGGGCTTCTGAAACGCCCGTTTTTTTGACGGTATCTACGGCCTTTGCTGCCCACCCGTCCGTTTGGTAATTGCTCACGCTCATTTTCCCAACGATGTTGGCATATTCGTAGGCTTTCGCAACGGCATCTGCCTTATCGCCGTCGCTCATGGACTTATAGCTCGCAAGTCCCGTGAGCTCGCTGACGATCTTATAGGAAGTCTGCCCGCGCTTTGTGGCGTACTTGACGTATTCCTCGCCGGTCAACTGTTTGTTTTCCTTATTCACGGTAAAAGATTTCGGTGCGCGCTGCGGCAGGACTTTGGCCTCACCGGTCGCCTCATACAGGCGGCTCAATTCATCTTCCATTTTGCTGCCGCTTACCTTCGAGGTATACGCGGGATTCGCAAAATTGTTAAATGCCCGCGCGATCACTCCTCCGGAGCTTTCCGTGCGTCCCCATGCGTCGATAAAGGGAATCTGCCCGTAGTCAACGCCCGGAATACGCGCGCTGGCCTTGCCGAGCGCATATTGCATATCCGTCGTCAGGAATTTGTTCTTATCCGTATAGGTCGTCATGCGCTCGCTTTCGCCCGTGCGCTCCGCCTGCCCGAAGACCGTCGGGATACCCTGCGTCAAATAACTCGTCGCCGCGCTTGCCACCGCACTGGTTAGTGCGTTTGTGTCCCCGGAGGACGCATACCCCACCGCGTCAAAAACGTCGTTCAGGCTTTGCAGACAGCTCATGGAAAGAAGCGGGTCCGTCACGTTGCTTGCTGCCTGAAGCATATCACTCATAGTGAGATACCCGTTGTTCGCCTGCATCTGCTCGTAAAGGTTTGCCCCGACGAAAAACGGAAGCGCTTCCGGCGCAAGCCAATCCAGCGTAATACTCGTGCCATTTGGCAGCTCCAGTGCGTATTCCTGATGTCCTTGCAGCTCGTCGAACTTTTTCTTCTTCTCGTCATCACCGCCGCTGCCGCGAAGAATGCCCTCTTTCGCCATATAAAGGCCGAGCATCATCAGCCCCGTGCCGGTCAGACCGGCGGCGGCCCGGTCGATCATTTCGGTCGCCTGCATATTACCCTTCTGCACCTGCACAAGGTCATAGCTTATGCTTTTGAGGAAACCAATAGGGCTGTATTCCACGCCGCGCACCAGAATGTTGGCTGGTGTCTTGCGGAACGGCAGGATTCCTTCGGTGAGGGTGCTTCCGAGGCGTTTCATCTTGTTATCCCCGCGGTATCTGCCGAGATCGGAGATCATCTGTGAAAACGCATTGGTGTCTCGATAGGTTGCTTTCTGCGCCTCTCTGATCGCGTATTCGCGTGCCGCTTCAATGCCTTTCCCGCCAGCGACCTGCTCCGCGGTAATGCCATTTGCTTTGCAGAATTGCGCCAGCGCCGCCGCGTAATGCGGCTTGGAGAACCATGCGTCTTCCGCATCCAGCGCCGTGCTGTTGAATTTGCGCATCGCTTCCAGCAGCTTCGGTTTGAAGATCGTGCGCCCTTCCTCGATTTCCTGTCGCACATTGACATTATCATTGTACTTGCCGCTGCCGAGAGCCTGCTCGCGAATGTTGGCATAGTCACTCCATGCCGCCTTGATAAGCCCTGCGTCCTTCGTCGTCAGGATTGCTTTCGTGCGTCCGACTTTGCCGCCGCTCACCGCGTTCGCAGCGCTCTCAATGCCTGCGCCGATGATGTTCTTTACCGTGACAGCAGGAACAAATCCTACGTTGCCAACGATGTTGCGCACATGCGTGCGTGGATTACCAAGCATCGAAAAGTAGCGCCAAGCGTTCCATTTGTCAATGAAGCGGCTCGGCATCTGTCTGCCGATATCGCGATAGATTTCCTTCATCGCCTCGGTGCGCGCATCGTCGTCCTTTGCGTTCAGGAACTTCTCAGCGAGGTCACGGTCAATCTTTAGATCAGGGGCCTTTTCCCCGTACTGCTTTTTGAGATCTTCTGTCAAGTTCTCCACGCTGCGCTGCGCCGCATAAAGCTGCGTACTGGGGTCCTGCTGCTTGAGCAGCCGCGTTGCCTGCAACGCCTGTGCCGCATTTCTCTGGCGCTTTACGATGGTGTCGAGCACATCGATAGCTGTCTCCACATCACCGCTGTTTGCTGCATTGTTGTAGAGCGCCCAGCCAATCGCCGTATTCTCCTTGCTGATTCCCTCTTTGGTGGAATTTTTCCATTTATTCAAGGTCTTTTGCCAGCCTTCGGTTTTGATGCGGCTTTCTGCGTCACTGATGGCCTGCTTGTCCGTATAGCGGTCGTAGGAGAAATCTCCTTTTGCCACCATTCGTTCCAACGTCGGTATCATTGTGTCCGGCGTGGCCTTTGCTTCCAGCACCGTGCGGATCGTGCGGCTGACGTATTTGTCGTCCGCCGTTTTCTTTGGCACTTGTACCTCTCGGTACGCGCGCTCGCCCGCAGGGATATATCCGTACTTCTCTTTCAGCGCTTCATAGTTTGCCTCAGGGATCTCGCGGGAGAATTGAGCGTCATTTACCTTGTTGACATTCCCGCCATTTTGGGGTACACTACCATTCGAAGCATTGGTGGACACCCCAACAGGGCGATTATTCGCTTTAGCTGTACCGTTTTGGTACTGAAGGGGCGGTGCCGATGCTTTATTTTTATTTTCATTAAGCTGGATGGAGTAGACAAACTCTCCGTCCGGCTTTTTTCTTACATTCGCCAGCAGGTCATACACCTGTCCGTCGATCTGCACGGTCTTGACGAAATACTCCCAGCCGGTTAGGTTTTGATGCGCCTGCGCTTTCTTTCCCTGCTCGGGTTTACCTCCGTTGTAGGTCGCGTTTTCTACAAGCTCGAAGATGCTGCCATCCGCGCCGGTATTGATTTTCGCCTTCCAGCCCTTTTGAGAGGATTTTTTATCGCCGTATACGTTCTTGCGAAGGTCTGCTTCGTCAAACTTCGCATAATAGGTGTTGTTGCCGTCGCTGAATTTGGCCGTGCGCCCCGCGTACTCGTTGCGCATGATGTCCATAAAGGCTTCCATGCGCTCCTTGTAGGACATCTTCTTAATGTCCTCGCCGGTCTCGTAGACCTCGATTCCGTCCTTGTTCTTTCCGACAAGCTCATAGCTCTCCCCGCCATCCGCGAACACCGTGTTCTCGTCGCCGGTGTCCGGCTTGCGCCCTCTGCGTTCCTCCGCCGTCAGGCCGCGCCGCGACGCAGCGTCCCGTGCCTCGATCTCTCCCGCCGTGTCGCGGTAAAGGTCTCCTGGCAGTCTGCCTTCCCTCGCGTTTCTGTCAATGCTGTCGCGCAGGCTGAAATAATCCCACACGCGGTCGCCGTATTTTTCTTCCAGCTGGTCGCGCCTTTCGTCGAAGCGCACCCATTCCGGCGGATCCGGCTCGACCTGCTCCCATGTGTCCATGTCGACTTTCCCGCGCGGCACCGTCGGCGCCATGGCGTTCAGTTCTTCCATGCTGCGCATAAACTCGGGATCGTTTGCCTTCATCTGCTCATACTGCTCGCGCAGCCGCGCGCCTTCGCGTCTGGTTTCGGCGTCCCTTCCGTCATATCCCTCTTCGAGCTTTCTGTTCCAGTATTTCAGATTCGCCCCGGGTGTGAAGCCCTCTCTTTGCTGAATGGCGTGCTGTACCTCATGAGTGAGGGAATTCAACAGCGCCTCCGGCCTGTTTTTCAGGTCGCGGCTCAGTTCAATACTGTCGAACCTGCGGTTATACCCGCCGTTCTGCCCTCGCTCAAGCGTCTGGAACGTTACATCCATATCTTTCATGTCCGGATAGGTGGCGAACAGCGCCGGCGCGTCCACCAGCTCGCCCAGCGTAGTGTAGTTGGGGATGGACTTTGCAGCCTCTTTCATTGTTTCCAATGTTAGCGCCCACTTCTCAAAATCGCCGCCAAACTCTCCGGTCAGCTTCTCGTATAGCGCCTCGTCGGCCTCGCCGCGCTCCGTGCTTCTCTGGTAGTCCGCAAGGTCTCTCCTCTGTTCGTCCGTCAGCTCACGGTTAGTCAGCCTAACCCATGCATGGGTTTTCTCCCGCAGCTCCGTGTCGTAGTCATATAACCCAGATTCAAAGCGCAGTTTCATGCCGCTGTCGTCGATCTCCCATCTCCACTTGCCGTCCGCGCCGCGGAACCAGCCGGTTTTCTGCCGAATCGTCTCGGCGTCAGCCCCGTTTTTCTCCATCTCTTTCGCCGTATTAAGCGCTGCTTTATCTGCATTCTCCGCTTTCTCGCCTGCATAGCTAAATTTTTCGCGTACCTGGCCCGTTCCGCTTGGCGGCGCGCGCGAGTTTTCCTGCGCAACGGTTTCACTCTCCACCTTGATATGTGCAAGAAGAAACGCCGCCGCATCGCCGATCTCGCTGTCGGCGAAAATGTTCATATCGCCGAGGCTATCGCAAACCACCTCTTCCCAAATCTCCTGCGCCGTCATTTCGGTGCCGGCATAAGCATCTGCATACGCCGTGCAGAGGGAGCCGACCTCACCGCTGGTAAAGGTCTTATCGATGCGCGTGCGTACCTCGTCCAAATCAACTTCGCCCTTTGCGATCATATCATGTCCGGCCTCATGCCGCATGATCTGGTACGACGTAAATTCCGGATGATCCGCACGGATAAATACGCGGTCACCTGAAACGTAGCCGCGCACCTGGAACGTTTTCCCGCTCTTGTCACGGAACGTCAGATTATTTCCGGCAAAAAACGTCACGCGCAGGCCGCGCTCTTTGGCGAGGTCCTTCGCCTTGCGCATTTCCGCCGTCTCGTTCTTCACAAGATAGACGCTGTCATTGAATGCGCCTCTGCCGATGCCGAAGCTCGCAGTGCTTACTTTTTCTCCATAATCGAGCGAAGCTGCTTCGCTGTCTGCGAAGTGTCGCCCTTCCTTCCGGCCCGGATTTCGTCCTGCGCCTTCTTCCACGCCTCGTACTTCTCCGCGGGGATCCGCACCGTTATCCCGTTCGCTGCCGTTGCGTAAATGTACTGCTTCTCCATGTTCGGCTCCTTCCTGCTGCGCATATTCTGTGCGCAGCTCATCCATTGTCACATCTCCTGTCTCGAGGGCAAGGCGGTTGTCAGTTACATACTTGTCAAAGCCGGTCGCCTGCACCTCTGCGCCTGCGATCTGCTGCTTTGCTGCAATATAATCCGTATTGGGGGCAACCGCCGTTCCATCAACAGCAGTGTACCCATTCGTCAGCATGTCGTCAAGAACGATCTCGAGCGTTTTCGCCGCTTTGACATTCTCCTGTCCATTATCGTTGATGATGCGCTGCGCTGCATCAATGATTTGCGTGCGCGTCAGGCCCTCGTTCATCGCCTTGCGCATGGCGGGGGTCTCGAATATCTGATTGTTTCTCTGGTATCCGTTTGCCGTCCGCTGCCGCGCGCCCTTCTGCTGTCCGCGCGAAAGGCTTATATCAGCGATACCGGCGATCTGCTCTGCCGCCGTACTGTAATAACCGTGCAGCTCGGGGTGGTCAAACTGGAAAGCGTTTACATTTCTGCTCGATACATTTTCCTTCGTACGGCCGTCAATATGCTCGCCCGTTCCTGCCTCTTTCTTCGCGTCGTTCTGCCCCGCGACATAGCCTGCATAGGCCGTCTCATTCGTCGGGTTCGGGTTTGCCTTGCCCTCCACGCCCGCATTGTAGGCAGGAATAAAGTCTTTCACGTGCTCCGCCGTGTCCTTGCCCTCCTGGTACGAGCCGCGAATCGCCTTGCGCCCGCTCTCACCGAGAGAATTATCGAAGCGCGCGAGCGATTGAAGCGCCGCATTCGTGCCAACTTGTCCGCCACCAAGAACACCGCCGACCACTGCGCCGCCGAGAAATTCCTCTGCGGATGTACGCGGGTTCAAAATGGCGTTTTCATCCCTCGTTGATGCGAGCGGATTGCCTTTATTGTAGGCGACGTTCTGCGTCGCTCTTTCAAGAATGCCCTGCACAACTTCCTCTTTACCTTCTTCAAAGGCTGATTCAAGCCATGCTTTCCACGCAGCGGAACCGTGTTTCAACTGTTCTGGAAGCGTCTGAATACCGCCTCCAACTTCAACGGCAGCGTTCATCAGACCGTTTCCCGTGGCATAAAGTGCGGCCTTCGTGCGAGCGGTGTTGTTATCCACTCCGGCCTTCTCCATGTCATCAAGCGCCTGCTCGTAACTGGAACCTACGACTTGCGAGAATGAAAGCCAATACTGCGGGTCTTTCCCCATCGCAAATACGCTGTTGCGGATTGTGCTTGCAATGCTCGGGGCCATTTCCGTTGCAGCAGTCTTCGCAAGCGTCGCTGGCGTCGCCCCAAGGCTCGCGCCTGAGGTGAGCACCGCTGCGACCGCCTGCGGGGCTGCTGCGACGGTCAATGCGCCATACTTGTCAAAAATCTCAGCAGCCTTGCCGCCGCGCTCAACATTCGCCGCGTACTTGTTCTCTATCTCTTGCCCCTCATTTCGAATGCGGCGCTGTAACTTATTTGCAAGTCCGGAATCCGACAAATCGCCGAGCTGCTGTCCGGAAACTAACTCAAATGGGGAAAGTGCAACATCTTCCGCAAACGCAAGCGTGTCGGCAATGCCCTGCGCGGCTTGGTTGATGCCTTTCATAGTTGCTCCGGCAATGCCCTTCCCAACGGAATACTTCTGCTGTTTCCCGGGTGTTCTGTTCCCAGAAAATGTCGCTTTGCCAAGCCTGCTTTGGTTCTTCGGCGTCACGACATTTTGCTGCGTCACTGGCGTCGTCTTCACCGGGCTCGTACGATATACTGTAGGTGGCGAAGAGACCGGGGCGCTCGTGCTCCCGGTCTGCATCAATTTCCCGCGCCGCCCCTGCGCAACAGTGGTCGCAATCGGCTGCTCGGTCTTTAATTTCTTCTCATCGTTATTGGTATTCAGTGCTACCAGCTTTCCCATATCAGCCCTCCGTGTAAGTCAGCCCGTATTCGTTCAGCATCTTCTGCACGCGCGCCTTCTGCTCGTCGCTCAGCTTATCCCAGAAAGAATCAATACCTCCGACAGCATAATCGGTACGCCCCTGTGCAAGCATCGTGCGCAGACTGCTCATAGCCGCATTGAAATTGCTCGAATTATAGCCTTCGCTCGAGCCTCCACCGTTCTGACCTTCCAGCCAGTTTTCATAGTCGGAATAGAGCCCGCTCGAAGATGTAAAGCCGTACTTCTGGTAGTTAGCCTTCTGCGCAAGCCAGCTCTTGGGGTTCCCGCTTGCCTGCGCCGCAGCAAACAGGCCTTCGTAGTCCATCGATCCGCCGGTAGCTCCGCTACGTGTCCTGCCACCGGAAGTCCGGCGAGAGCCACCGCCGCTTGCCTTCCCCGCCGCTGCCTGCGCGGCCTGTTGCAATTTATACTGCCATTCCGCATTATAGCGTGCGTCCTCGATGGCGTCGCGTTCCTTCTGGTAGTCATAGTTGAGCTTGTCCTGCTGCTTCTGATACGCCAGTGCATCCGCCGTCTGCTGGTCGCCCACCTGATCGCGCGCGAGCTGATAGAGGTAATTGCGGTCAGCCAGCCAGCGGTTGTAGTTGTTGTCCTCAATCCCAATCAGCGTATTCAAGTCGGCGCGGTCGCCGCTCAATTTATCCTGATACATGCTATAGGCAAGCTGCTGTAGCTCGGGGATCTTGTCCGTCATCTGGCTCATCTGGTAGTCGCTCGCCTGTTGGCTCGCTGCCACCGCCGCCGTGGACGGCATCCCGCCCGTCATCACTGCCGCCTTGCCGAGCACATCCTCAGCGCTGCGGTCTGCCTCGCGCGTGTACTGCTTGCGATACTGCTGATAGAGCGGGTCGCTCGCTGCATCATAGGAAAACGGCGTGCGGTTCAGCAGTGCGTCGAGCTTTGCGCTGATCTGCCCGCTCTGATCGTAGTTGTAGTTGCTGTCGCCCAGCTTATCGAGCCAGCTCGTGTCAGCCTTTGCAGGGCTCGCGCCCGTGCCGAGTTTGATGTACTCGCTGCCGTCCACGCCGCCGGAATAGTCGTACTTCGCGCGGATTTTCTCCGCTGCGTCGTGCGCCGCCTGCTGGCCCGCCTTGTCTCCCTCGGCATAGGCCTTGTTGTATGCCTCGGTATACTGCCGGATGAGATCAAGGTCCCCCGAATCGTTGATGAGCGTCAGGTCTGTATTCTTGTGTTTGAAATTGTCTGCCATTGTCCCCTCACTTTCTGCCGCCCGTCACGTATTCGTACTCGAGCGCATAGAGCCGGTATTCTCCTGTGGCTTTGATTTTTAATCTAAAGTGGTCGCAGCGGCGGATCGGGCAGTCGAGAGTGAAAACGTCTTTCTCCTGTGCCCCGCAGCGGTCGACCTCTTCCCACGCGCCGCCGTCGAACTTGACAAGGAACACGACCGTTGCGCCCTTTTCGCATTCCAGCCGCGCCCGAACGCGCTGCACGTGCTTCGCGTCGAATGAGCCGCCGTCATAGTCGGCAAACTCCGCCTCGCTAATAACAGCGCCCTCGCGTGTTGCGCCGGTCGGGATATCTGCCGGATTCCCCAGCAGCACGCACCCACCGTCTACTAAGGCCATGATACCGCCCGAATAGGCCATTTGCACCACGGCAAGCGTATCTTCCTTATGCCACACGCCGTTCTCGCTGCTGTAGCAGTACAACGCCGCCTTGCCATCCTCTTTCAGGCTCACGTAGTAGTTGAGGCCGTCGCTCCCTCCCACCGCGTCAGAGAGGCGCACATCGTCGCCCAGCGTGTGGGAGATGCAGCGCGGCATGCCGCCGCTGTACGCCATGATGCCGACCTTTGAGAGGTAATAGAGCGTTTCCCCCGCCACGGCGAGGCTCTTGTGGCTGCCCCTCATCACACCGAGCACCGCGCTTGACATGAGTTGGAAGTTTGTCGGAACCGTGCCGTACATCTTGAATATTTTGTCTTCTTTGAAAAAGCACGGGTAGCCAAGATAGCTCACGCACGCCGTGAACGCTCCTGCCGTGCCGCTCTCCACGCTGAACGCATCCGTGGAGAGCCCGTCAAACACGTTCCAGTTGTACGGGTCGCCGAGCTTTGAAGCAAAGATGCTGTCGCCCTTGCATCCCCACACGCGGTTCTCGTTCGTGCAGACAAAATCCATGTCGGGCACGCTGCGATTGAGCGTGACTGTTCCAGGCTCCGTGATGCTTTCCTGCCCGTCGGGCAGGCGGAAGGTGTTTTCATAAAAGCGCAGCGTCTTTTTGTCCTCGCTGATCTCCCGGATGATGGGTGTGCGGTTGTTGTAGGTCTCCTTTGTGCAGCCCGAGATCGTCACGGCGTCGCCCACGTTGAACGGGAACGCCGCGCCGGTCGTCGTGATGCTGTTTGCCGCCGCCTTTTCGTCGGCATACGTACCATTCCCGAATTTCAGCCCCGCCGCGGCGTAGCTCGCCTCCATCGGCTTGATCGTGCCGTCCTTTTCACACACGATCTTGTCGGGGAAGATGAGCACGCGCTCGCCCAGTGCACAGAAAGTCTTTTCGCTGTCTGCGACCGTCGACTTCTCCTCGCCGTTGACGTAGAGCTTCGTTCCGTATACCTCGTAGAGCTTGCCTGCGCTGAAAATGCCGTTCGCCTTGCCCATACCCTTGCGGACGGTATATCGCCGCGAACGGGGAGTGAGAAGCGGGAAGTATCGCGCCGACAGGTTTTTCATGTCGTAGAGTTCGCCGCCCGACGCGCCGAACGTGTGGTTGATGCCACCGAATTTTTCCTGCTGCACGCGCCGGTTCGTATATGCCGTGATCTCAGGCAGTCTCATCTTTCACCGCTCCTCTTGCTTCGCCCTGCGTATCGCCTTCCTCGCCCACCGGGGCTTCTGTCGCATCGCAGATCGTCACGATATTGCGAAGCGACTGGCGCACCGCTGCCACCACGTCGACGGCATCACCGTTGACGTTCAAAATGCCGATCAGGCGCATCGCGTGCGCCGCTTCCTGCTTGATCTTCTCATTCATGCTCTTTACCTCCAATCGGGTTGCGAATAGCTCCCGTAATTGTTGACTGGTCGAACCGATAGCCAATTTGTGTTGTAATACGTCCCAATGTTGACGATCGCGCGGTATCTCTTCCAGTTCGGATAGGCATACGTCCCGACGTTGACGACCGCCTTCGCGCTGCCTCCGCTGCCGCCGCCGCCGCTGTACGTCGTTGCCGTGCCGGAATCGCTGTAATCTGAGACGACCCACGATCCGTTCCAGTAGTACATGTTGCATATCCATTCGTATGCCGTGCCCGGTGACAAGCCTGTGATCGTGCCGACAAAGGTGCTCGTCCCACCGCCGACCTCGCTCGAATCGAACGAGAACGTCCCGACGCCCGTGATGCGGATGTCGATTGAGCGCTTATACGTGTAATCCGACGCGCCGCCCGTAAACTTGGCGTACACGTCGAGCTGTGTCCCGTCTCCGTCGACCGGTGACAGCGTACAATAAAAGCTCGCCATCCCTTACTCCTCAAGGAAAAACACCGTGCCATACGGCGCGTTACTTGGCGGCGATGCTCCGAACATATAGCTGCCGCTCAGCACCAGATAGCCGCCGCCGAGCGAGACGACAGGGTAGTCGCTGGCATCGTCTTTTCCGATCAATGCAAACGGCCCCAGCTCAGATTCAAGAAAGATATTTCCCGCTGCGTGCATCTTCATGCCACCATAGGTTGCCGTCAGGCCGACGCCGACCTGCCCCGTGCCCGTGTAGGCAAGATTCATGCTGCCGACAGGGGTATCTCCGGCCAGCAGGCTCACTCTCCCGCCGCGCAGCGCGCCCGCTGTCAGCGTGCCATAGATGTTCACTGCATCCACGCACAGATCAATGCTGCCCGTGCTCGCCACCTGTACGCCGTTGTAATTGAGCTTGAAGATCGTGCCGTTCTCGCCGCTCGTCGCGCCCAGCGTGAAGCCCTCGGCGCTCTGGTCAAAGATGCTCTGCGCCTGCGTCGCATCGATCTTCCCGCTCACCGTCGCTCGCAGGCCGTTCACGTCGGTCTTGATGTTAGTGATCGCGCCGTCAAGGTTTGAAACACTTACCTGCAAGCCCTTTGCCGTTGTGTCAATCTGCGTGATGTTCCCCTCGGCGTCGCTAAGTCGAGCATCTAATCCTTTCGCTGTAATGGAAATTTCATTTACATTCTCGTCCGTATCTGCGATTTTTGCGTAGATCGGCTCGGAAATATCCTTGATAAACTCGCTCAGTGCATTCTGATTGATGTTGCTCCCATCCAGATTGAAGAGCGTATACCGCAGCTGTTCGAGTAGCACGAAAAGGTAGTCATAGACCCCGTTGATCTGCTCCTGCGTGTCTTTGCCTTCCCCATTCGGGAAAGTCGTCTCCACCAGCTGAAATGTCGTCGGCACTTGTCATCACACCTTCCAGTTGCCCTTGCTCTCTTTTCGGTTCTCGCGCCGCCACCATGCCATAGCATCGGCCACCGCCTCGTTGGCAATGGCGTGGTCGTTGGCATAGAGCGCGCTGTCCTGATTGTAGGCGTCGAGCTGCGCTGCCAGATATAGGTGGTAACACTCGTTGTGCCCGTCCGGCAGCAGCAATTCCATATCCTCGACGCTCGCGGTGTCATCCTCCACGCTCACTTTGATGGCGGGGGCTTCCGCCCCCATCATCTCGGCAATTCGGTGCTCAAGCACCATGAGAATTTCCGCCTTGCGCGGCGTGCTCAATTTGTTAGGCCGCAGCGCGTCCGCGTCACGGATCGCTTTCAGCATTTTCATACATTAGACCTCCATGAAATATTGCCCCACCAACTCGTGCGGCAAATACTGCAAGACGATCTTCCCGCCCGCTGCCTCTCCCACGCGCTCGCACAGGTACAGCTTAGTGTCCTCAGGGTCTTTGTAGTAAAGACCGTAAGTGTACTCCATACCACGAGCGGCCGGAATCGGGTCATCTTGAGTACCAGCATGCTCGATGTCAATGATAGTCCACAGTGCAGGAGTGCTGTGCGGAGGCCAGTCGGCCTGAGTAGTGTGACCGTGGCCATCGTTGACGCGATACACGTGTAAAACGCCGTTATTGTCAGCGTCACTCATGCGGTCTCCCGGTGCGACCGCTTCACCGATGTGGTCTGCCCACCGCGCAACCAACTCAGGAGACTTAGCTGCCTCTGCATCCGTAAAGGACTTTGCAGCCTGTTCGATCATCGGTCGCAGCCTTGCCGCGCGCTGCGGCGTGATGCTCTGGCCGACCAGCGCCGTAACGGTCGCCTCCGAAAGCTCGGATTCCGTGGGCTTTCCCATCTTAACGCTCACCGTACCATTGCGGTGGTCAGTGATGTCGCCAGCAAGGCTGTACTCGCTGTTGTCGTACTCGTTGACGACCTCTTTGGTCTCGCCTGTGGGCTTGCCCTGCTCGTCCAACACGTCCACCATGTCGCGCTGCACAATGCTCCACGGCGTATTGTCGGGCAGCAGTGCCGCCACGGCGTCGTGGGACATGGTGAGGTAAATGGTTTTGGTGTCACGTCCGTCCCACGCGCGGTCAGTACGGTTGCCGTTGATCGCTGCGGGGTATTCAGTGTTGTTGACTTTGATGTAGGTTACCATAAAGTATCAGTCCTTTCCTTAAAAACAGAAGCCGAAGGCCACGCCAATCTCATAGCTCGCGACGTAGCAGTCGGCGTTGCCGCTGCTGGCGACATAGCAGAAATACGTGGAGTCGTTTATACTCGGAGAGCGCTCCCACCATGGGACCGCGCTACCGCTGTAGTTCTTCACCCGGCTGTTGCCCGCCTTGTAGTAGTCGTACTGCGCGCCCTCGCCGCTCTCGGAATAGGTGATTCTGCCGAAAATCTCGATCTCGCTCAGCAGGAACAGCTTGTCCGCCGTAGTGTCGATAGTATCGCTATAACTGCCCGCAAGGGTCAACTTGTTCACCTCGCGAATGCCATTTTGTACTTCTGTCGGCATCTGGCTCAAGATGGCAGGCAGGTGTGCGATTCGCATGACGCAGCTCGTCCAGCCGCCATCGTTGGTGTTGCGGTTGTTCATTTTCTTCAGCTCGCCGTAGCAATCGTGCAGCTGGAAGGTCAGCGGAGCTTTGCCCGAGCCGTCTGAATAGGTGTCGTGGTTCTTGCCGATGATGTCGATCTGGTAGTCCACGCCATTGATGGTCATGGGTTTCTGGTCTGCTACCTTCCACGTTTCCGGCACTTCGTTGTTGTGACACGCCGCGATGATTTGCTCCCACGTGTTGTTGGCAAATACGGGGTCGTAGGACGGCTCAAAGTTGATGTCATATCCCGTCCCGCCGATAAGCGTCCTGCCTTTGAGGATGTTGTACACCGTGCCGTTGACGAGGCACTTCCCGCCCTTGACGGTGTAGGCCGTGCCGTTGATGAGGGTCTTGTGTGCGGTGAGGTTGATGGTGACAACGTTGCCGCTGTCGTCCACGAGGGCATTGGAGGGGAGGATGATGCAGGGGCGGATTCCGTAACTCTTTGTTACGGAATCACTATTGTAGGAATATCCGCTTACCAATCCGGCCGCATCACTATATTGCAAAGTGCTTATGGATCGGAGCCACCACTTGGTGAGGGTTCCGTTATAAGTGGCAAGGTAGGCAGAGTTATTGGTAATACTCTCTGCGAATCCGTCTAAACCCGCACCATCCGCCGGAAATATATTTCTAAAGTTGAGTTCATAACCGCTAAGAAGAAACACTTTGCAGGACAGACCGTTTGCGCCGCTCTGCACGCTTCCGCCTTTTCCACCTTTGAGATATGGAATCTTCACCTGTTTGATCGCATCACGGATGTTGGCGTCAAACAGATTCAGGAACGTGCTGTTTAAATAGGAGTGAATAGAGCTGTTTTCGTACAATAACTCAGAATTACTATTCCACTGTCTCATCTCATAGCAATCCTTCATCAGCAGCCACGTTCCGTCGCAGCTTGCGTCATACAAGCTGCTCGGCTTGCCCTGATGCACCACGAGGAATTCCTTCCGCACACCGCCGACGTTGAGGTACACGGACGAGCCGACCGCCAGTGTGCTGATCGCTTTGTTCGCCATGCTGCCCCTCCTTAGCCGTACAGCCAGTTGATGGCGTAGTTCTCGGTGGGCGTGGTCTCAGCGTTCACCAGTGTCTGCTTGACAATGTTGCCGGATGCAATGTAGTCGCTTCCGCGCGTCGCCGCCACCAACCCGCCCGAGCCGTTGCCCTTGATAAGAGAGGTGGTGGATGGGATATTGACGGGGCCTGCGGGGCCCTGCGGGCCGGTCGCACCGGTCGCGCCTTTCTCGCCCTGCTCCCCCTTTTCGCCCCGGTCCCCCTTGGGGCCTTTGAGGTTGACCGTCGCGGGATTATCGAGCCCGCCGTCGTTCGTCCAGCTCAGGTCTCCCGCCGCGGACATAGCGGGGGTAAAGGTCGCGCCCTTCGCACCAGCCGGACCGGCCACGCCCTGCACGCCCTGCGGGCCCTGATCGCCGGTGTCTCCCTTGTCTCCCTTGGCTCCGTCTTTGCCGGGAGCGCCGTCCGCGCCCTTCTCGCCGGGATCGCCCTTTGCGCCGGGTTCGCCTTTCGCGCCCGTGTCGCCCTTCGGGCCTTTGAGATTCACGGTCTCAGGATTCGCCTTGCCGCCGTCGTTCGTCCACGAGAGATCGCCTGCCGCGCTCATCGCAGGCGTAAACGTCACGCCGTCGCGTCCGTTTGTCCCGTCCTTACCAGGCACACCGTCTGCGCCGTCTTTCCCGGGCAGGCCGTCCGCGCCCTTTGCTCCATCCTTGCCCGGGGCACCATCCGCCCCGGCAGGGCCTTGAGGGCCCATCTCGCCGGGATCGCCTTTCGGACCCTGCGGGCCCTCGGGCCCCGTGTCGCCTTTCGCGCCCTGCAAGGGGCCGTTGTTGACGAACTCGCCGGTAATGCCGTCGAAAATGTAGATGTCATAGGGCTCTGCCGTGCCCACGCCGTAGGCATCTCCTGCCGCTGCGGTCGCTTTCTGCGCGGCGTCCAGCGCAGCCTTTGTGCCGTAGTAGCCCAGCACCTTGAAGCCGCTTCCGGTCTCCCCCTTGGGGCCAGCGGGGCCCTGCTCGCCTTGCGGGCCGGTCTGCCCCTGCGGACCCTGTTCGCCCTGTGGGCCGCGCGGGCCTTCGGGGCCGGTCGGTCCGGTCGCGCCGGTGCCACCTTTCTCTCCTTTGGGGCCGGTATCGCCCTTGTCGCCTTTCAGCGCGGCGAGCTGTGCCGCCGTAAAGTCGGAATAGGTAAAGGCATCGCCCTTGTCTCCCTTCGCACCCCGTGGGCCAGCGGGGCCGGTCTCGCCTTGAATACCCTGCTCTCCCTGCGGGCCGCGGGGGCCGGTCTCACCTTTGGGGCCCTGCGGCCCCGTCGCACCGGTTGCGCCGGTCTCTCCCTTGGGGCCTCGCGCGCCGGTTGCGCCCGTGTCGCCCTTGGGGCCAGTTGCCCCAGTCTCGCCCTTGGGCCCCTGATCGCCGGTGTCGCCCTTGGGGCCGACTTCGCCCTGCGGTCCGGTCGCGGCAACGCCCGTGTCGGCAAAAGCGCCTGCCGTGGCGTCCCACTTGAACCAGTTGCCCGTGGTCTCGTCGACGTAGGGCATCTTGGAAACCGCCGTCTCCGCATCCGCCGCCGCCTGCAAAACCTCATCGACCCAGCTTTGATAGGCCGGGGGCGGCGTCTCTCCGCTGTCTTCCAGCGTTTCGCGCACGCGTGTTTTATATATCTGGCTCTTCACAATGGTATCGCCCACGGTATAGCGCAGCTCTGCCGCGCCCTCACCGGCCACCGCCGTATCAACGCTCGATACCAGCCACACGAGCGCGCCGTCATCTTCCGTCACCGTCACGGGATACGGCTGCGCATCGCCGTTTCGCTGCACGATCAGGCTCGCCACGCCATCGCCATAGGCCTCGCGCCACTTTCCCAGCACGTCAAAGACGACCTTGCGAGCCTGATTCTCTCCCCTGCGCCCGAGCTTGATCTCTTCGAGCGCATAGGCATTTTCAATAACCATATTGTCACCTCTCTTATGGAAAACGGCGCAGCAAGAGCGACTTTTTCGTCCCTTGCTGCGCCGTGTCGCAACTCATTTTTCGTGTCTCGCGGTCGTATTCACTTACGCGTTATGGGCCTTCGCGCTCTCAACGTAGTCGCTGCTCATCGTCTGGATGAGATTTGCGGTCGAGGCATCCTGTCTCATCTGGTTCTGGATGGCCCACAGGAACTTTCTCTTGACCTGCACGGTCACACCGCGCTGGATCAGGCAGCTTTCGCCGTTCACGCACACCAGCAGGTCATCCTTGTACTTGCCGCTGTCCTTGAACAGGCGGACGCTGACGTACTCCTCGCCCGCGCGATCGGCGTTCACAGCCGCAACGGCGTTCTTTGCTTCGCTCATCGGTCTTTCCTCCGTTTCAGTGGCGGGGGCGGCGTTCACAGCCGCCCCCTTGGTGGTTAGGTCAGCGGGGTCTCATCGAACGTGGAAGTCGTTTCCACGCGAATCATATACGCCTCAACCAGACGTTCGGCGACCTTGGTTGCCTTCCAGCCGACGGTTGCACGCTGGTTCAGCGGGTCAGCCGTACCGGCAGAGCCGAGCGGCTTGACGATGTGCTCAAGGCCGCCGCCGGTCAGCTCGGTCGTGCCGTAAGCCTCCGCGCCCATGATGAGGGTGGAGTAGACGTTGCGGCCCTTCGCACCGGCTTCGCCCGGATAGATGGCGGTCGACGCCGTCGGGGTGGTAGCAGGCGCTTCTTTCAGCGTGATCGTCGCGCTGCCAGCAGCCGCAGCCGAGGCGCTCTCGATCTCAAGGAGCGCACCACCGATGACGACCTCGCGGCCCGCCAGCTTTGCGGCGTCGGCAGTGGTGATGACCTCGTTTACGGTCAGGACCTTGCCGGATGCGCTCTTGACGGTCAGGTCGCGTGCGCCCTCGGTCAGGTCGTCGGCGTGGAACACCTTCGCTTCGGTCGTCTCGATGAAGCGGACGCCCGCGATCTTGCCGATCTCGTCGTCGTAGATGTTGCTGGTGTCCTTGTACTCGTGCGGGCGCTTCCAATCAGGGTCATCCTGAATGTCGTAGGAACAGTCAGGGTGAATGATTGCCCAGTAGGAGCCCTCGTAGCGAGGGGCGTTCATGGTTTTCAGGAAGCGAACCGCCTTGCGGACGGCACGCACCGTGAAATAGTGGTTGCCCGTGGCCTCGCCGCCAACGAGCAGATGGCGTCCCGTCACCTGACCTTCGCCGTACTGGACGTTGGAGCCGCCGTTGATGACCTCGCGGGTGATGGTGTCGAGCGTGCGGCCCGCCTGAGAGCCGAGCAGCACCGTCGCTTCCTGCAGGTTGTTGTCGATGGCGGTCAGGTCGAGGATATCGGAAATCTCGACGAAATCGCCGTACTGGTCGACCTGTGCGGTCAGCGTGGTCATGGACAGCTTGCGGCCCTTGGGGGTCACGCCTTCGGTGATGGGCGTGAGCGCCTTGGGCAGCGGATCATACTTGCGAAACTCGATCTCCTTGCCCTTGCCCTTGGGGATGTTGCGCTTCTGCGCGAAGCGGTCATGCACCAGCTCGGGTTCGGCGTTGTCGATCAGGGTGTCGCAGTAGTAGATCTTCATCTCGCCCGAGAGACCGGAATCGGTCGTCACGTTCGTCTGGCCCTCAAACAGGCTCAGAATGACGGGCAGAATGAAAATATCTTTGAACTTCTTCATAGAGTTTTGTCTCCCTTCTTACAGTCGGTAAATTAGGCGGGCATCAGAATACGATGCGCTCGCCGCGCCGCACGCGCCTTGCGATCTCTGCGCGGTCGGCCTTCGTGAATTTGCTCGGGTCACTCTTGACAATGACCCCCGGCTGGGAAGTGGTTCCGTTCTCGTTTGGGCGCATTCCTTTCGCGCGGACGTTGTCCATCACGCGCTTTTCCATCTCTGCCGCAGCTTTTGCCGCGCTGCGAGCCTGAATGTCGCCTAAATGGGATACCTCGTAAGCGTCTTTTACAGGAACGCCAGCGCGCAGCATCGCAATGAAGCGCGGATTCTCCGCAACTTCGCGCTTGAGGTCGAAGTCAGGGTACTGTCCCGGCGCGTCCGCCGTTCCGACCAGCTCACTCGCCTGACGAATCCAGTCGTTATATGTCTCGTCGGCTTTCTGCTGGCGCTGCCTGTCTTCTTCCTGACGTTTGAGCGCTTCGTTTTCCTGCTGCATCCGCGCATACTCGCGGTACTGTTCCACGCTCATTCCCATGCTCTCCGCTTCCGCATTGTAGAGCACGCTGTTGAGCGCCGCATCGCCCTCAAAAGCCGCACGCAGCTTACTCATATCTCCGTCCGACACGCCATAATGGCGCATCAGTGTGTCGATAATGGGCTGCGAATCGGCGATCTTCTGGTCTTTGGCCTTCTCTTCGCCGAATCTGCGGTTGATGATGCGCTGCGTCTCCGCAGTGTACACGTCCTTGTATTTGCCGTTTACGAGGTCAAGGAACTCCTTTTTCAGGTCTTCCCCGCCTTTTTCCGCAGCCCCGGCGTCGTGCTGCTGCATCTTCGCGCCCTCGCCCTTCGGCTCGCCAGAAGAGGTCCCCGTATCGTCAGGTGTCTCCTGCTTGCCGAACACGACGTTGGCGTATTCGCCCGCTTTGCCCTTCCGGGTGGGAGAAGAGCTTGCCTGTGTGGTATCGCCCTGTGCACTTGCGCCCCCCTCAGCGCCGCCCGATGCACCGGCAGCGGCTCCCGCAGCGGCAGCGCCGCCGTCAAAGAGGCTCAGGATCACGCGAAGCGTGGTTTTGAGGTTCATGGTATCCCTCCTGCTTGTCAAATCGCGGATATTTGGCCCTCCGTGCAGGCCGTGCAGCGCTTCCCATCGTCCGCAGGGGAGGGGAGAGCGGCGAAAAGATGAAGAAAAACGCCGTCCCTCCCTCGCGGGCGTATGAATAGGAGGAAGCCACTCGCACGCTTAAAGCGTAACATGTGGCTCCCTCCGTCTCACCACGGGTAAGAAAAAATTTTTAATTTTCTTCGATGCACTCGCAGATCGCGTCCGGCCTCGTAGCCTCAAGCTGCTTGAGCCCGATGCAGGCCGCAAGAAATGCCGCTTCGATGCGCTCATCGCCTCCGCAGTGGACGAGGAAGCGCGGCGCCCCCTCGTCTATCTCAAAGCCATAGACCTCGCACTCTCCCTCGGATTCCATGTTCTTCACATAGCCGCCGAAGGCATACATCACGCCAGTAATGTAATTGCAGCACTTCTCATCCGCCGAATGGCCCTCGCACAGTATCATGTAGCGGCCGATCTCGTGCTCGATGTGAACCATCGTCATGCACTTACACCCCCCGGCATCGCCGCGCTGCTGCCCGTGTCCATGTTCGGCTTAGACTGTTCGGCAAGCTTCTGCATGTACGGTGTCTGTGCGCTCTGCGCGTTGGCGTTCTTGCTCTCAATTCCGCCGCTGCTGCCGCTCTTGCGTGTCGAGCCGCCACTCTGCGTGCTGCCCGCCATTCCAACACCCATGTCCTGTCCCGTAAGCTGCTGGATAACCGCGAGAGCCTTTTGCAACTGCTCTCTCTGCTGCTGCACGACGTTGTAGAGCGTCGCCCCCTCGTTGACCTGGCTCTTGATCTTGTCGATCCCTTCAAAGTCCATCATGTCGAGCGCGATCATGCTTTCCTGCGCCCTGTCCGGGGAGAAGAATCCAAGCGAATACAGCTCTTTCGCCCGCTCGTTCTGTTCCGCGCGGGAGAATGGGTTCTTCTTCTGTGCCTTGATCTTAATGTCGAAAACTGGTCTGCGGAACAGGTCATTGCCGAGGCTGTCCACGCCCGTCACCTGATCGCCAAGCTCGTTCACGCCGATCTGCGCATACTCATAAGGCATTTCATTCGTGATGCGGAAAGTGCGCGCTGCGTCGTAGAACTGCCGCATGCGCTCGATGCACAGCTTCACGATCTTCGTCTGCGCGCGGTAGCACGCCGAAATCATATCGCGGCTCGCCTTGTTGCCCGCTTCCTGCAATGCAGAAATAGCCGCCGCAGCCGTCGCACCGCTGGACGTGCCGCCGTTAGACACGTCGCGGTTTGAGCTCGTTTCTTTCATCTCGTCGATCTTCATCTGCACGATATTCGCGTAGATGGAATCGAGCGGGCGCGTCGTTACCTCGCGGAGCCTGCTCTCGTCGATCTGGCCGGACACGTGGATGATCGGCTTGCGCCAGTCAAGGAACTCTTCTTCGTTGATGTTCAGGCTTTCGCTCGCGAAATACCGGCGCTTGCTGCCCATCATCGACGTTTCGAGGATGTTGCCCCACAGCTTGTCGATGTAGAGCTGCGGGTCCTTTGCGATGGCCGTGTAGCCAAAGCCCGCGGGCGTGCCCTTCTCAGGGAACAGCACGTCGAACACGAACGGATATTCGCCGTCTTCGTAAAATCCGCCCTCCGCATATTCGGGGTCATTTTCGCTGGCGTAGATGATATGCTCCTCGTCGATGAACTTCGCGTAGTGCAGCGCCGTTCGCCCGTCTGAGGTCTTCTTGCGGTAATACCAGTCGATCACGGCGACCTTGTTGCTCGTGTCCACCGTGTCATCGTACTCATATTTCGCCGTTTCAATGCTGCTGCCGCTGAGCTTATCCGCAAACTGCGGGTATTCGTCCTCGATGATGTCGCGGTCGACGAGCGCCACCGTAAACACGTTGCGGCTCTTCTGGATGTCTTCAACACCCGGTTCCCAGAAGATGTTCAGCGGGTCAATGCCCTCGATAGCGATGTCGCCGAGCCCATTGTCTTTCTCCTTGTCCCAGAACACGCCGTAGATCGCCACACCGTGTTTGAGCTTTTCCCACCACTCGAAGCTGTATGTGCTGTCAAATTCGTTGTATTCCATGATGACCGGCAGCACGGACGAGAGCGTCTGCGCGCTTTCCTCGTCGCTCTGCTCGCGAGGCAGGCATACGGGCTCGGGGTAGTTGTCCATCGCGTCGGCGTGCTTATTCATGATCGAGTTAAACAACCATGCACTCGCAGGCTCGGGTGATTCCCCCGCATCTTTCGTCCCGCGTCGAATATCCTCCCAATGCCGCAGCTTCCACCAGCGCTCCTCGCTGATGATGCGATTCTCGAAGTTGCTCTTGCCCTGCTTGTACTTTTGCAGCGTTTCTACGGCGTCGCCGATCTCCTTGCTGCCAATGGCTGCGCCGCTGCTCATCGCCGCGTCGCTGTCGCGGAATGCGCCTACAAGCGGCGCTTCTGCCTTTGCATCCAACATCGCAGCAGCGCCAGCCGCGTCGGCCTGCTGCTGCGTCTGCGGGAATTTTCTCATTCCTGCCATGTCTTCCCCTCCTGTCAATTGTGTTGGAACCACGCATATCTGTCGTAGCTCGGCGTATTGATGTCCAGCGGGTCATACAAGACCAGCTTCGGCGCTTTATTCTCCCGCGCCGAAATGGGATTCTCCATGCACACATAACGCGTCATGTCGTAAATATGGTCTTCCTGCTCGGTGTTCACATCCTCGACATCCTTTTCGTCGTAGACAAGGTTCGGCACCGTGCGGATGAAATTCTTGCATGTGTTGAAAATATACAGCATCGGCACGCCGTTCTCGTCGAACGCGAATCGGTTGTGCAGCTGCATCTTGCCATCGATACGGGCGTTGTCCCCCTTCTCAAAGTAGACGCGCTCACGCTCAAAGAGCGAACCGATGCTCTCCGTGCCCTGCGTGCCCCAGATCGCGGGGTCGCCCACACGGAAGATGTGCCGCCCCTTGAGATTCGGGTCTTCGGCCTCGATACGCTTCATCTCGCGGGCCACCGCCGTCGGTTCCATCTTCACGCCCTCATTCGGCGTGCCCGTGCAGCCGTAATATTCCCGGATGTGGTAGAGCCGCCTGTCTTGGTCGACCGCGAACCAGCCGATGGCAAACGGCCTTGAATAGCCCCAGTCCATGGCGCACCAGATCGGCCACTCCTTCGGCACCTGAAACGGCGCGATGACGTGCGTATGGATGCGGTCTCGGTAGTGTTCGCTGTCATTGCGCCACTCGGTAAACACCTGCCCGGAGAACGTGTCCCAGTCGCCGTAGAGCAGTGCGTTCTTCTCTGCCTCCGGCATCGACGCAAGGCGCGTCAAATAGCTGTCGTCGTTCTTGAGCAGTATCTTATTGTCGAATACCGTGCTCGGCACAAAGATGCGGCTCTTCTGCCGATGTTCTTCGTGCCCATCTGGAAAGCGCACGACTGCATCCTCGCGGATGGTCCTCATCGGCGGCGCTGCTGTGATGAAACGTTCCTTGACCCATCCGTGCCCAACACCGCCGGGGTTCGCCGTACTGCGGATGTATACACGCGTCCCCGGCCCGTTCGGTCGGTTGCGGGAAAAGAGGTAGCTATATTCCTCCCATGTAAAGTGGGTCAGCTCGTCGAATGCGATAAAGTCATACGCCTGTCCCTGATACTTGATCTTGTCCTTTGCGTACTGCATCGAGCCAAAGAGTATTTTCGCCCCGCTTGGGAATGTCCACGTGTGGCTGCTGCCGTTGTAGCGCGCGCCCGGATAGATACGCGGGTAGTAGTTCAGCGTCTTGTCAATGAGCTCGGCAAGTTGTGGGAAGGTTTTTCGCAGGATGATCGCCTTGTAATACGGGATATCCACCTGCCGCAATGCCTCGATGACCAACGCATCGGATTTCCCCCCGCCTAACCGGCCGCGCCGCCGTATAGAGCCTCGTCCTCCCAGCGGCTCATAAAGAGTGCCTGCTTGGGCTGCGGCTTCCATACCACGCTACGCTTCGCCATTCGCATCACCTCCCGCGTCCTGCGGAACAGGCATTACCGCGGGCAGCTCTGCCACGCCGCACACGCTCTCTCCGCCGTCTTCCTTCTTCTCGTCATTTACCCAGCGGAAATTGTATCTCAGGCTGAATTCCGCGCCCCGCTGACCGTCCCGGTCGAAGAGGCGTTCCTCTGCGTAAGCCTCGATACGGGCCTTCGCGCGCGTAACCGTGTCAACGAATCCTTTCTTTGCCTGATAGTTCAGCAGCGCTTGTCTGCTCGTAAATCCCAGCGCAAGCGCGAGCCCCGTCACCGTCGGTGGGCGCTGATGAATGATAAACGGCTGCCCGAATTTGTCGAGGATCGGCATCCCATCGTCCCCGATAATCGGCTCGCCCTTGCAATCCTCGAAGTATTGGTCAATGACGACCTGCATTTCTTCGACCGTCGCATATTTGGGATGACACCCCGCTTTTGCCATGCCGCCACCGCCTTTCTTTTTTATGCTGCAAGCCCCCTGCCCTCGGCCTTATTGCGCAGCATTCTTATCCCCGCTCGGGGAACCGAGCTTCCTATTTCCGACGGTAACACGCCATCTTTTATTTCTCACCACGGGCGCAGAAACTTTCTCTTTCCTTTCTGCGCTCTTCCCTGTATAGTTACATACACACAACATAGATACATCCTGCGTATAGCACCCTCTCCTGAAAGAAAAGAAATATAAAAGAAAAGAAAGGGGTTCTCCCTCACGGCATAAGGAGAGGCAGGGCGAAAGCCCTGCCTCTCCTTATGCCATTTTGAGCTTTCTTTTGATCCACACCCACAGGGCCCACCACGGGTGGGATTCTGCATAGTCAGCGCGCCTACACTCAAAAGCGGCTCTATCCACCATTTTAGTTATATAATCCCGCAGCGTGTTCTTGTCAGCGACAGAATGGGTCAACTCTGCATTCGCCCGCCCAAGCGCCGCCTCAGTGTCAGCAAGCTTGTTTCGCAGGCCGTCCGCGGCTGCTTTCAGATCCGCGATCACGTTCTCGCGGGTGATGGCTTCGCCGTTCATTTG